CCCAAAAAATGCTCCGAGGGGATATTTCCGCAGATGTTTCCGGGAATCGCCCGGGGAAAAGAGTCCGAATGAGTCAAACAACCATCAGCATGGCCGCAAATGACCGAGATTTGCAAGCTCGAGTCCAATCAGCGGTCTACGGCGAAGCGTTGAACAACCCTGCGCTCGAGGGTGATCAGTATGCAGCCTTGGTTCGACAAGGAAACGCCAACTTCACAGGCATGTACTGGGCAGTTGCTGTCGCTGTCGGTGCTAAGTACGAAGCTGGCATTCTCAATGGTCGGGGATCACCTGGCCATGATGCTGACGTGATCTCAGATACCGACATCCTCGCTGCTGTCCAAACGAATTGGCCTGAACCGAACACTGCTACTCCGGCAAACTTCGGTGGCTTCACCCCGAACCCAGCCAACTTCCAACAGCCGGCGCCAGTTGACACTGGCATCTCTCCTCCGTAAGGAATCTTCATGGCAAACACAGTCGTTGTTCACAAAGGCCGCACCAACATCATCACGGTTGCCATGGGCATCGACGTGTCTGCTGATGAGATCACCAGTGAGATTCGTTCGGAGCCCGATCAGTCCTCACCGCTCCTTGCTGCCTGGATTGTCGAATTCACCAATGACGGAACCGACGGAGAACTCACACTCACGTTGGACGACGTCGTCACTTCGCAGATTGTTGCGAACAGTGGCTACATGGACATCAAGCGAATCTCCAATGGCGAACCTCTCCCGGTCTTCGACAAGCCACTGGAGGTAACCTTCCGAGGGACGGTGACAGAGTAATGCCCGAAGTCAATGCTACCTCAAGAATGCAACGCATCATCGTTGACCCAGCGTCTTACGCAGTCAGCGTCGTCTATGCTGGCCACGCAGGTCCGCCAGGACCAACGGGCCCGCTTGGCCCAGTAGGTCCTCCAGGTCCAGGAATCATTCCCGGTGGTGCAGCCAACGATGTTCTGGCAAAGAGATCTGCTACTGACTTCGACATGATCTGGAAGCCGCTCACGCTTCCTCCTGCTGCAACTGTTCAAGGAACTTTCCGAGTTGACGGAGCCACCTACAAGAACAGCAACATCGTTCTCGGTCCTGTTGACGCAACCAACGAAGGTGGCCAAATCGCTTTCTATGGTGCTGGAACTAACAAGGATTGGTTCATCGACAACTATGCAAGCACGATTCGGTTCATCAGTTCGAACAAAGATGATACGGGAACAACGGTTCCGTTTACTGTTCGGCCTGAGGGTATGATCGAAGTCGGCGGCATGTACATGGGTGCGCATCCTGTACATGGTATTGCTGGTATTTGGCCAACAGCAAAGGGTGCAAATCCCGGATCAGCATACAACATGTTGGTTTATCCGGAAGGAAACCCTCTTCTGTTGAATGCAGATGGTGGAAACATTGAGATCCGACAGAACAACGGGCTTCTTGGTCGTTTCGATGGTAACGGTCTGTATCTCGGCGGTGCTCGAATTCTTGACGCTGAAGCTGGATATTTTGGTTGGACTGGGATTTATATTGGTGCATCGCATTGGCTTGGATTCTATCAGAATGGCGACGATACTTGGATTCGGTCAAGAAATGCCAAGGGTATTTGGCTTGATGGTGGTTGGTTTGGATGCGATGGCGGCATTTCTGTTGGTCGTGGTGGAGCACTTGATGCATCATATAAAGGCGATTTCAATGGCCATATTCGAGTATCCAATACGGTATTTGCCAGTGAAGTAAGTGCGCCAAACTGGTCTAGTTTCGGTGGTATTCACTGTGGGAATGCTGATTTCGCCGATCTTACAGTTAATTATGTCAGCACAAGAAGCGGATATAGAATCACTTCTAATGGTGGTTGGGATGGATATTGGGCCAATCGTGCGTATGTTGCACAAAATGCTTCTGGTGGTGCGATGCGAACCGGATATGCTATTCATCCAGGTGGAGTGGCCAAATCATGGGAAATGATGCAAAATAACGGCTATGTTAACTTGATGAATGAAGATTCAGGTTGGTATGGCGATATTTATGCCAACTCCATTACGCAAGTGTCGCAACGTCGTGGTAAGCAAGACATTCAGCCATGGCCGTCGGTTGATCGAACGCAACGAATCGCTTCGTCAAAACTTAATTCGATTGATGTAATTAGCTACCGAGTCAAGAAAGAGTTCGCTCTTATTCAAGCAGAAACAATGCAGATGCATGTTTGCCCCGAGGGAGATTGCGGAGGAACTCCAGAAGATCCTTGCTATCGAGTTCGTGAATGGATGCGACCAACACTCGGAGTAATTGTAGAAGACATCGATCCAATTCTTCCAGAAGTAGTGTCTTACACTATGGATGATGTCCCTGGAGGAATCAAAGCTAATGCAATGCTTGCTTTCTTGGTAGCAGTGTGTAAAGAACAACAGCAACGTATTGAAGATCTTGAAAGGAAAGTCGCATGACAGACCAACAACCAACTCATGAACAACTTCTAATCGAACGGCAAGCGGTCAAGATTGGACAGCTGACTACTCAGATTGAATCAATGTTCATCGTCATCGAGCAGCTGCAAGCTGAGCTCAATCAGCATCGTAGTAATTCGAATGGAGAAGCACTAGCGGAGGTTTGACATGAGCGAGATCAACGTCATCTCGACCACACAGCGATTGATTGTTGATCCGGCTTCATACTCCGTCGCAATCATTCAAACAGGTCCAGCTGGACCAAGAGGTCTCGATGGTATACCTGGTACTCCAGGCGGTCCGCCTGGTCCACAAGGAGAAATTGGTCCGCAGGGTCCTGCCGGTCCACAAGGACCGCAAGGTATTCAGGGGCCAAAAGGAGATACTGGCCCAGCTGCTACCCCAACTGTTCAAGCTGGGACATGGGTAGGGAATACCGATGCAAATGGTTACGCAAACATTACGTTTCCGAGAGCGTTTGCAACTTCCATCATGTCGGTGGTCGCTTGTAATGGTGACTATGGGAATACGGGCATTCTTATTTCGCCAACTATGGATTGGTCACTCACAGGCTTCCCAATTCGAGCGGTATTCGTGAGTAACGCAGCTGCAGCACAAGCAATGCTTCGTTGTAATTGGGTTGCTGTCGGAACATAAGGAGGTGACATGCCACCCAGGGGATCAGGCAAGAAAGAGACTCCTCGACGTCCAGCAAGGACAGAAGAGGGTAGAGAAAACCAGCTTGTCTCCTTGGCAATTGATCTTGCTGAAAAGCAATTGGCTGGTGGTACAGCCTCAGCTCAAGTAATTACACACTATCTAAAGCTCGGATCAACTAGGGAAAAGCTCGAGCAGGCTCGTCTCGAACATGAAAACGAGCTTCTGAGAGCAAAAGTAGACAACATGGCCTCTGCTAAGAAGGTCGAAGAGCTCTACGAGGCCGCTCTCAATGCAATGCGTACATATTCTGGGCAAGAAGTTGAAGAATACTATGAGGACTAGATCATATGCTGAACTTCGACATTTTTCCACATTCGACGAGCGATTTGATTATCTTAAGCTTGACGGCGTCGTTGGGCATTCCACTTTCGGTTTTGATCGCTATATTAATCAACAATTCTACAGTTCGAGTGAGTGGAAAAGAGCTCGTGATGTCGTTATTCTGCGGGATAACGGCTGTGATCTCGGTATTCCTGGTTATGAAATTCATCGAGGCCTACTGGTACATCATATTAATCCTATGAATGCTGAGGACATAATTGATTACGACGAGTGGATTACTAACCCAGAATACCTAATAACGACCACAAAAAACACACATAACGCCATTCACTATGGCAATAAATCGCTGCTACCAAAGGTAGTTTTGCAAAGAACTAGGGGCGATACAAAGCTCTGGTAGATCGAAAGGAGTGAGTATGTCCGACTTTGGGGATTTCGATCCGGAAGATGCCTGGGATGATAGCGATCCGCCCGAGGTAAAACTTCGTTTGCTAGCCAAGATTATCGAGAACATTCGAAACGCTGAAGGAAGCCCGGAGCGTAGGCAAGCTCGAACAGACAATGTTCGTAGGTTGCTCACAAAGCTCAACAATAACCTTGGAGATTTCTAATGGGCAATGTTTGGCTTACCGACATGGCGCAGATTCTTCGAGATGCTGGGTTGAACGTTATCGAACAAGATGGATGGCAAGGTCGTTCTCGTAGTTCTGGCGGTTTCGAGCCTGGGAAGCCACTCTGTGTGATGTGGCACCATACAGCTTCGAGCAGCGGGGCTTCTGCAGAGAGCGACACGAACTACATGTCGTACAACGCTGATGCAGCACCCGTCGCAAACATCATGATTGCTCGCAATGGCGACGTTCATGTTCTCGCTGCCGGAGCGACAAACACGAACGGTTCAGGCCAAGCACTCGCTTTCAGTCGTGGTGTAGTCCCAGAAGATTCGATGAATACTCATGCTATTGGCATGGAGATTCAGAACAACGGAGTTGGGCAAGAGTATTCAACAGAATGCATCGATGCAGCTTTTGCGACGAGCAATGCGTTGAATGCTGCCTACGGAAATCTTCCAGAAGATGTGGCCACACACACTTCCTATGCAGTTGGTCGTAAGATCGATCCGGCTACTGCGCAAGCAGTCAACTCAACATTCGATCCTCGGTCCATCAATTCGTCCGGTTCGTGGAATGTGGAAGATCTTCGCACCGAATGTATCTATCGAGCATTTTCGGATGGGCCTGACCCTGGTCCTCCCCCAACGCAAGGAGATGACATGGCTCTAGTAGTTAATCACATTGTTGACGGCGATGGTAACCCAGAAGCCCACGCTCAGTTCATCGGATTCGGAACTCCGAACAGTCTTGGTGGTTGGCACTGCCGAGTTGTCGAATGGTTCGGGCCTGGTGAGAGCGACTACTACAAGAATGTGTCGATGGACACGAACATCGTTCATCAACCTATCGTCATGGCTGCTCTGGCTGGGATGACGTTGCTGGGCAATCCAGCAGAAATCGATGACAGTCTCATGAATCAACGAGGTGGATGGCAGGATTCGCACTTTAGGGAAGTCTGCCCCTACAAGCACTAGGGCGAAAGGAGGAATCATGACTGACAGCATTCTGAATTCTACGAAGAAGATTCTCGGTGTTGCTGAGGATTACGATGTGTGGGATCTCGACATCATCACTCACATCAATCTGGCTTTCTCGATCATTAACCAGTTGGGCGTAGGTCCGGAAGAGGGTTTCTTCATCGAGGACGAGTCTGCTGTCTGGACCGATTTCCTCGTTCCGCCAAACCAGCTCAACATGGTTCGAACGTATGTTTATCTCAAAGTGCGTTCGTTGTTCGACCCCCCGTCCACTTCATACCTAATCGAGGCCACAGAAAAGCAGATCAAGGAATACGAGTGGAGGCTAAATACCTTCAGAGAGGTTCTTCTTGCTCCACAGCCGCCTGACTTCAAGCCAATCGAATACCCACCGATCGAAGAGGTTGCTTCATGAATCAAGAAGAATTTGACACGTTCCTTGAGCATCACGGCACAAAGGGAATGAAGTGGGGAGTTCGCAAGAAGCGTTCTACAGCACGTACAGCGTACGAGAAATCTCCTTCGAGATTGACTGATGCTCAGCTCACAAAGCGGATCGGTCGACTGGAAAAGGAGAAGCGTTACAACGAACTCAACGCTCGCCGAGTTTCCAAGGGTGAACAGATGGTCACGGAAATTCTCACCAACGCTGGGAAGACGGTGGCTACTGGGTTGATCACTGGCGCCGGGCTTTTCGCTGCAAAACAACTAATCGGCAAGCATGCTGGGAAGGAAATTGCGGACTTCATTGTGAAGCGATAGAAAGGAGGCTGTGTAATGGCTTTGTCTAATACAGCCATTCCGATCTATTACGGACAATTCCGTGAAGCCGTGCTCCGAGGAGAAATCCCGGTTAATCGTGAAATCTCGCAAGAGATGAATCGCATCGATGATCTCATTCGTAATCCAAACATCTATTACGATGATCGAGCGTTAGATGGATTCATCAAATACTGCGAAAACGAGTTGACGTTGACTGATGGTAGCGATTTGCATCTACTTGACTCATTCAAGTTGTGGGCAGAGCAAATCTTCAGTTGGTATTACTTCGTTGAGCGAAGCGTTTACACGCCAAACGAGAACGGTCGTGGCGGTCACTTCGTCAAGAAAGTTGTAAAGAAACGCCTGACGCTCAAGCAATACCTGATCGTGGCTCGAGGTGCGGCCAAGTCTATGTATGCCATGTGCATCCACGGCTACTTCCTTAATGTCGACACCTCAACCACGCACCAGATTACTACCTCACCGACCATGAAGCAGGCCGAAGAGGTTGTCTCCCCTCTACGCACTGCCATCACCAGGGCAAGGGGGCCGTTGTTCAAGTTCCTTACCCAGGGATCTGTGCACAACACCACCAGCATGATCAACAGGCCGAAGCTTGCGTCCACTAAGAAGGGAATTGAGAACTTTCTTACTGGTTCTTTGCTTGAGATTCGTCCTATGACCATCAACAAGCTTCAGGGTCTTCGACCAAAGGTCTCTACTGTTGACGAATGGTTGTCTGGAGACATTAGAGAAGATGTTGTCGGAGCAATTGAACAGGGTGCTTCGAAGATGGAAGACTATTTGATCGTTGCAATCAGTTCCGAAGGAACAGTTCGGAATGGTTCTGGCGATACAATCAAAATGGAACTTGCTACGATCCTTCGTGGGGAGTACTTGGCGCCGCATGTTTCGATTTGGCATTACAAACTCGATGAACTCGAGGAAGTTGGCATGCCAGAGATGTGGTTGAAGGCAAATCCTAATTTAGGAAAGACGGTGACCTACGATGTGTACCATTTGGACGTCGAAAGAGCCGAAAAGGCTCCCGCAGCACGAAACGACATCCTCGCAAAGCGGTTTGGTATCCC